TGGAATAACTTGGACTCCGAGAACAACACCAGAAACTAATGGCTGGATTAGTATTTGTTGGTCGCCAGAACTAGGATTATTTGTTGCTGTTGGATCTGCTTCTGTATCTGTTGTAATGACTTCTAACGATGGAATAAATTGGAGGGCAAGAACAGTTTCAGGAGCCAATACATATACATGGCATGGTGTATGTTGGTCTTCAAAACTTGGTTTATTTGTGGGTGTTACCCATGGTGGTAATAGAGTATTAACATCTAATGACGGAATAAATTGGTCTATGAGGATACTACCATTTTCCAATAATAATAGCTGGACAGGTGTATGTTGGTCTGGAGAACTAGGAATATTTGTTGCTATTGCTCAAGAGGGAACAAATAGAGTAATGACTTCACCCGATGGAATAAATTGGACTTCTAGAACAGCAGTAGAAAATATGTACTGGTATGGTATTTGTTGGTCTCCAGAACTTGGAATATTTGCAGCTGTTGCTTGGTCAGGAGCAAGTCAAGTAATGACTTCCTCATTAAAAGGTCGTCCTCCAACAAGTTATAATGTATTTGATAGCAGTTTTAATAGCATTTCAGAAACCGGTACATGGAGTTTTGCAAATGTAGTTACAACAGGAACTCTTACTGTAAATACAACACCTTATAATTCAGACGATAGGTTAAAGCATAATGAAGTTGTCATTACTAACGGATTAACAATCATTGATCAATTAACACCTAAATTTTATCAAAAAACATTTACTATGTTAGACGCTAGTTATAATGGAGATTTAAGTGGGCTTACTTGGACCTATGAGGCAGGTTTAATTGCTCAAGAAGTATTACGAGTTCCTGAATTGAGCTTTGTTGTTGGTGGTGGAGATTATTATTACGTAAACCATATTTTAAGAAGCAAATTAAATCCTCCAAGTTATCCGCCTATTTATTATGAACAAAAAATGAATTATGATTTAAGCTTTGCTATTAGTTATTATCAGCAAAAAATGAACACTGATTTGAGTTTTGATGCGAGTTATAATATACAACAAATTTTTAGTGATTTAATAATGGATCCTAGTTATAATATACTAAAAATGAATAATGATTTAATTTTCGATGCTTGTTATAATGAGCAAAAAATCATTTCTGATTTAAGTTCTCAAGACCTAAGTAATAATGATTTAAGTAATAGTGATTTAAGTAATAATGATTTAAGTAATAATGATTTAAGTTATTCTTATTATTATGAACTAAGCAACAATGTAATAGCGCAACCATATACATTAAATTATAATTCGGTTTTTGTATATGGACTTGCTGCTATAAAAGAATTACACGCAAAAGTAAAAACACAAGAATCAAGTCTCTTATCACAGCAAACAATTATAAACACTTTAACAACAAGAATGGAAGCATTAGAAACAGACCCAAGTAATAGTTAATAAAACAATATAAAACTAATGCTATAAAATTAATAGGTTACAAAATTTATTATTTTATATATAATTTTCAAATATAAGAATTTAAATATAAAATAATAAATTATTTTTAAATTATTTTATTATTGTTTAATATAATAATATAATGAGTCTTCACAACTTTAATTCGAACACGAAGTCTTGGAAAATGTATTCTAATACATTAACCTCTATTAGTGGAGATGACTTATTAATTGCGCCAAGTTATGGGAATGATTTAATTTTAGAAGTTTCTGCAAACAATAACATTTTTTTCAAAAAAGGGCGAATTACTAAAAATTTTGACAATCTAATTAGCGAAGTTTCATTTAATTCTTTAACTTCACAAGTAGAATATATATTACAAGAAATATCTGGGAGTTCAGCATTAAATTTAATTACATCAGGAATTAGTAATGATTTACTAATTAAGTCATATGAAGGCCAAGACATAATATTAGAAGTTTCGGGAAATAGTGAGATTATTTTCAAACGAGGTGATATTTCATATAATTTAGATGATTTAATCGGTGGAGGCGGTTCTCAAAGTAGTGATTATGCTACATATAATATACTTGATATAACGGGTAAAATAATATTTACAGATAATAGCACCAACGCTCAACAAAACGGTGGATCTTCTTCTAATATAATATTAACATCAATTAGCGGAAACATAATCCCTGCTGTTAATAATACTTTTACATTAGGAGATGTTAGTAAAAATTGGAGCAATGCATATATAACTGATATAAGTGTTTCTAATATTAATGGACAACCATATATAGCTTCAACAAAGTTTCTAATTGATTATTCAAACTCAACTTTTTCGCCACTAGGACAAGATTTATCAGGTGAAACAACTTCAAATTACTTTGGTTATAGTATAGCATTATCAGAAGACGGAACTATTATGGGTGTAACAGCACCACTTAATAATGGAGCCGGAACAATAAGAGGAAGTGCGCGAATCTATAAATATAATGATATTAGCTGGGTTCAATTAGGACAAGATATTGACGGAGAAACAAATAATGGATATCAAACAATTATAAAGTTGTCTCAAGATGGAACAATTGCTGCTATAAGTAGTCATCTTAATTCAGCAGGAAGAGGCATAGTACGAATTTTTAAATATACAAATGATGCCAGTTGGGTACAGCAAGGAGTCGATATTTATGGATCACTAGAAAACGCAGTGAATGGTAATGAGGAGTTTGGTTATTCTATTTCATTATCAGGTAATGGAAAAATTATAGCAATAGGAGCACCCAAAAATGACACTTCTTACAATGAAACAGGTCAAGTTCGTGTATATTCATATATTGAAAATGATAATTCTTGGAATATGATTGGAACATTTAACGGTTTTGAGTTTGATTCTAGAACAGGAAGGTCCGTTTCATTATCAAGTAGCGGGACAATTTTAGCAATATCTTCACCTTTTCCAAATAACAACTCGGACTTTTCTCAAATGCCTAGAGTTGATATATATGAATTAAGTAATAATATTTGGTCACCAAAAGGTCCAACTATTTATGGATCTTATCTCGGTAAAATTAGTAAATTTGGTGATAATATAGTATTATCGAGCAATGGTTTAATTTTGGCTATAAATGAGTTATATAATCCTTCAAATAACAATTTGGGTAGAGTTTTAGTATATAATTATAATAGTACAGATAATTCTTGGAATAAGCTTGGATCAGATATTAATATAGTAATAGATAGCAGCAATTTAGATTGGAATGATCCACTTATTGCATTGTCAAGTGATGGAACTATTATGGCTCTTGGTATGGCTCCAGTTGATTCTACTGACAGAGGATTAGTAAGACTATATAAGTTAGTTAATTCTGAATGGATAAAGGTTGGTCCTGATATTTTAGGTAATACTATTGAGGGTTTTTTTGGATATGGTATTTCATTATCAGGTAATGGAACTGTATTAGCAATAGGATCGCCAAAAGAGAACCCAAACCTTACAGGATTTGTAAGAGCATATAACGTTAATTATAGTTATAATAGTGTACTAGAATATTATCAATTTACCAATGTTAAGGCAAATAATATTGAGGTTAGTGGAAGCATAATACCTTTAGTTGACCAAGGTTCTAATTTAGGTTCTTCATTAAAGAGGTGGAGCAATGCATATATAACTGATTTAAGCGTTAGTAATATTGATGTTAGCGGTAGATTAAATGTTGCTGGTGCTACTAAATTATCTAATACATTAGAAATATCAGGAAATGTAACAATTGGCGGACCTACATTATATGTTCCTTCTTCATTTACAATTGACCCTATAGGACACGGAGTTAATACAGGAACAGTACTAATTAATGGTAATTTAGTAGTGCAAGGATTAACAACAACTATTAATTCAAGTGTTGTAGATATTAGCGATAAAATGTTAGTATTGGCTTCTAATGCGTCAAATTCGCTTCAAGCAGATGGTGCTGGCTTTGAAATATCTGGAGCAAAAGTAAATTTGCTATATAATAATTCAAGCAACACATTTAGAACATCTATAGGACTTACTATTTCGGGAAATGTAGTTCCAACAAGTAATAGTGTTGGAACTTTGGGTGAAAGTGGTAAGCTATGGGATATTGCTTATATTCGCGAATTAAGTGTAACTAATTTTACTAATTCTATTGATGGTGCTAACATAACCCAGGGAACTATTAGTTCCACTCAAATAGCGAATGGTTCTATTTTAACAGTAGATATAAGTGATCATGCTATTACATATGAAAAAATAGCCGCTAATGCTGTGACTAATACAAGAATTGCTAATGGCGCAGTTACACATGCAAAGCTATCCAGCGATTGTGTTCAATCACATAATATAGTAGATGGAACTATTATGGACGTGGACATATCAACCAACGCAGCTATTAGTGGTTCTAAAATAGCTAATAGTTCAATCACATTTGATAAAATAAATCAGGCCAATAATTGGACTTTTTCACAATTAACAAGTACTAGTGCTAACATACGAGATATAAGCGCAACCAATATTGAGGTTAGTGGAAACATAGTACCTTTACGCGACCTTAGCTCTAATTTAGGTTCATCATTAAAGAGGTGGCGCAATGTTTTTGCAGATGACTTAAGCGTTAATAAAATCAATGGAGTGGCTTATGGTGGCTCGAGTGGTGGTGGTGGTTCTGTAATTACAAGTTATCTCTATAGCGACGAGTTTGCATTATATTCCCCTGAATCTACAAATTCAAGAGCTATGGAGATTGTTATATCGGGTAGTAGATTTAAAAGAAATTACTATTTAGTTCCATTTAGTGCCAAAATTGAAAGCGTTATAGTAGAACAGATAGGAGAAACAACACCAGTAACGTATCTTATAGATATATGGGTTAATAATTCAAGATCTTCTGTAGATGTTCCAAGATTTCTATTAACTAAAAACAATGTTACAAGTATTACATTATCCAATACAAACAATAGTTCAACACTAAATTACTCACAATCAGTTGCCTATTACATTACAGCTGTCCCAACTGCTAATCTTATTATGTATTACCCATTTTCTTACAATACTCAAAATGTAGCAGATAGAACTACTTTTAAGTCTGCTATTTCGGATATAAACTATACAGATGATGCCGCTTCTATAAAAGTAGGTCTAGCAAGTGCCGCATTTGGACCCAAAATGTCTTTTACAACAGAAAGAGAGATACCATTTTGCGGCACCGGGACTGAAAACTTCGGTGTCACAGCTAATTCAAACGGATACACTCTAATATGTTTCTGGCTTAATCCACGTATCGTCAATAGTAATACTGTAGAAATTATGTCTTCGGGATACTACTTTAGTCCTAGTAATTTTAACAATAAAGGTTGGTTTATGCAATTAATAGGAGCGGAAGCAGTTTCATATCAGGATGATACAAAGATTGACGGAGAAGGACAAACAAACTTGTTTGGATTGCAATTTTATTGTCTTGCTCGAGCAGGCAGCCAAGATGCAGCTGGAATATACAATGGAAATCACGAAGTTTATGTTACCGGTCCAAATACTTTACAATCTTATACTTGGACACATATAGCATTATATATAACACCTTATAATGTTTTTCTATGCTACAATGGTGTTATGGTTGCACGGTCTGCATATGGTGCAACGGCTCCATATTATTATTATGTGCAAATTCCTAATAGTCGTATGATGATACATTCTGGAATGCGGGCAACAGGCTATAGCAGAACTGAGAATGAAATGTGGAATGGTTACATAAGTGATTTAAGAGTTTATAATACTACTACCGACTTTATGGGTGCTGATTCACTTGGAACAGCAACAGGAGTGACTATGTCTTATTTAACTCCTTTTCAAACAGCTAATATATCTACTACAAAATATTTAGCCACAAATTCAGGAGTTTTGGTTGCAGATACCACATCATTCACCGAAACCTATGTACCTGATAGTGGAAAAATTTTTGTAAGCATTAAAGAAACAGGCGCTAATGTATCTAATCTTGATGAACGTGTTTCTGTAAAATTACTATTGTCACCTGCAATCAGAACTGGATATTATGGAACAATTAACATTGTAACTGTCGGTCCACTTTACTACTTATTGGCTACAGGTTCTTGGAGTACATCTTCCTCTGGTTGGTATTACTCTGGTAGTAATATTGCCCGAACATTACCTATTACTGATAGATTAGGTACCTCTGCTTCTATATTTTACATAATTGCGGATGCAGATACACAAAATTATATATACAATATTTCCGGAACAGATTGTACGGTAACTGCTACTTATGTTCAAGGTTGGGGTACACCAATTAGAGCTAGTGTTGTATTTAATTCAACTTTAGTTCCTGGAACAACTACAACTATAACAATAAAGGCTCGTTCCGTGTCTATTCCGCTATCTACTCCATAAGTAGATAATTGTAATTGCTGTGCAAAAAATTATCAAGAAAGACACAACTTATAAAAAAAAATATATATATAAAAAAAAATATATATAAAAAAAAATAATATATTAAAAATATTTTATTAATATATTATATTATATAATGCTTTTTACGCTATGTATTCCAACAATGGATAGATATGATAAATATTTAAGTGTAAATTTATTTAAGTATGTTGAAAATCCATTAATAAGTGAAATAATAATAACAGACGAAAATGGTAATGATATAGATAAAATATTGCAGTCAAATATTGATAAATCAAAGCTAAAATTATACAAAAACAAAGAAGTATTAGGCCCATTTTTAAACAAAGTAAGCGCATGTAAATTATCAACAAATGAATGGATTGCTCTAATAGACTCGGATAATTTTGCAGATGAAGATTATTTTAAACTTTCACAAACATATATAGAAAATTTAATATCTCCAAAATATGATATAATTTCTCCGTCATTTGCAAAACCAACATATAATTTTTCATATTTATCTAATAATATAATTACTAAAAATAATTTAAATTCAATTGCGGAAATTGAACGGCAAGAATGTGAGAAAAATGACTATTCATTAAATAGCTCAACAACCAGTATATTAATGAATATGGGCAATTATATTTTAAATAAAAGTTTAATAACAGATATTAATTTAGACAACGAAATGAAGAATATGCATTATTCGTGCGCGTGTGATGTTATATATTTTAATACATTATTATTTGAACAATTGGATCTAAAGTTTCACGTATTAGCTGGATTAGAATATGAACACGCTTCAGATGATAGCTCTATATACAGGACAACACAACACCGGTATCCACTTTTTAATAGTATGATACAAAATCGGTTTTTTAAATTGTATAGCGCTTAAGTATTATTTAAAAAACAATATAAAAACAAGGCTATAAAATTAATAGATACCTGAATTTTACTTTTAAAAGCTTTAATACATTTAATTGTTAATTTATTATTATTAATCTATAATAATAATATAGTTAAGAAATGTCAGGACTTAACAAGATTGTTACAAGTATAAGCGCATTAACCGATGATATAATTATGCCTAATAACAATGACGTAGTTTGTATTGATACTGAAAATAGCCGTATTGGTGTGAAAACCTCGTCTCCTGCTTATGATATAGATGTTAGTGGAACACTAAGAACAAAAACTCTTATATTGGGGACGGGAAACAGTGAAATTATTAGTATTTCCAATGGTCGCATTTTTACAAATACCCCTATTATTATAAATGCTGAAATTAGTTGTAATAGTTTAAAAACCGGCGCATTATTTACTACAAATGATATAAGTGCTAGTTCGTTGCTTTATGTAAATAATATTAGACCATATAATAATGCTAACCCATTATCTATTAGCGGTAATGTGCTAATGGATGGTTCTTTAACATTGCTTAATAATGCAAAATTATTTGTAAATAATATTAATCCGTTGCCAGGCAGCAGTGATATATCAATAAATGGGTCAGTTAGAATTATTGGTATTACTAGTTCTTTAAGTGTTGGTTCTTTAACTAGTGCTGGAGCTATAAATAATACAAATGGAGTATTAACTACTTCCGACGATAGATTAAAGCATAATGAAGAGACTATAGTTAATGCATTAACAAGTATACGGCAATTAAGCCCCCAAATTTACCAGAAAACAGCAACTTTTAAAGACGCGCATTATAGAGGTCCGCTAAGCGAGCCATACATAATAGAAGCAGGTCTAATCGCCCAAGAAGTTGAAAAGATTAACGAGCTAAAATTTAGCGTAAATGTTGGTAACGAACAAAGCCCATATAGCTTAAATTACAATAATATTTTTGTATATAGCTTGGCTGCCATAAAAGAATTGGATGCACAGGTCCAAATAATAAATGAGAACTTAAATAAAAATGAAAATTTTATTAAAAATGAAGGTTCTAACGATTTAGCGACCATTGTAAATAATAAAATAGAATATATTGGACAATTAGTAAAAAAAATAGAACTTTTAGAAAACAGGCTAGCAAATATTGAAAAGGCGTTTTAAAAATATATAATTTAGTAATCTTATTACTTAAAATTTATATAATTTAATTATTATATATCTATAATTAAGTTATGAGTGATTATTCATCTATAAATACCTTAATTGGAACATTTTCTTCTATTGATGATATTAATACGCGGTCAATTGATGCTAGCAATCTAATTTGTATAGATACAAATAATAATAGAATAGGAATTAATACTATTGATCCATCATATAGTATTCATATTGTAGATAATAGTAGTGTTAATGTTGGTATTTACACACCAAAGCTCTATTTTGATATTACTAAATTGTCTGACACTAGTAATCAACTTACAATAGGCCAAGTATATTTTGATCGTAGTACTGGAAATTTAAAAGTTAAATTTTAATAAATTATACTAATTTTTATGTAGTCAATAAATTAATAAAATATTAATTAACTATATTAATATTGTAATATAGTTAATATGGAAAGAAATTTTAATGTTGATAGACGTTTTCAAATATTTTGCGACAAGTTAACAAGTAATAATGTAAGCACAGATTTAATAATCGAGTCATCATATAATAGTATTGATTTTAGCAGCACTAGTGTAATTTTTGACGGACACGTTGATTTAAGCAGGGTTACAACTAAGCATATAAATATTTCTAATATTTCTGAAATAGAAACAACATTTTTGAGGGTTAATACAATAACGTTACCATCAAATGTGAGAATTACATATAATAGTGTTAATGATGGATATATTAGAAATACACGCGTTGGTTACAATCCTATAAACGGTTCAATAGGAAGGAGCGATGCCTATTTTACATATATTAACGTGAGCGGTGGCGACTCGAGCTTTAATAATTCGCTTTACATAAACAAAAATTTACACGTCGACGGAATAGTAACTATAAGTAATGAGTTATTAATAGATGAAACAAATTTTGCGTCTATTGAAACGAGTTTTAACATTTATAAAGCAGTGCTAGAACAAAATTTTTATAGTGACAAAATTTTAACGAACGAGGTGAGTGCCTTAGCTATTTCAGTAAGCAATGAGCTAGTTGTTGTTAAAACCTCTTTTATTTATGATTTAACTATAAGCGGACAATTACTTAATAGTGTGCTAAAAGTGCCGAGCATATTTACTATTGACCCCTCTGGATACGACAATCATAGCGGAACATTAATTATTAATGGTGATTTAACAGTTACAGGAAATGAAACCACGTTTTCATCAAGTGATGTTGAAATACACGATGCAATTATTACATTAGCTTCAAACTTGGCAAATATACAAGAATTATCAAATACCAATGCAGGGCTAGACATTTCAAATATTGCGTCATTAAAATATAATGGAACACTTTGGAACTTTAGCGGTGGTCAATTAAGTGTTGGCAATAATAATGTATTGTTTATAGACGATATTTCGCTAGCTAAACGCGATTTTGACTTATCAATAAACGCATTTAGAGCAGATTTTAGTTCATCTTTTTTCACACTAAAAAGGAATATAGACAATTCTTATAATGCTACTTACACGCGAAACCAAATAGACAATTCATTTATATTAACAACTAATTTCGATCTTTCGCTAAATTATTTACAATCTTATGCAAATAGCTCATATATTTCTAAAAATCAATTGACTATTTCATTTGATTCGATTAGAACATTTATTGATGCGTCTTATGTGGCAATCAACTCATATCAGAACGCGGCATACCAATACACCGAATACCAAAACATCGTATACCAATACACATATGAAAGACTAGGTCAAATTATTACAAATTTGAGTGGTGGTACAAATGATAGCTGGGGGTTCGATGTAGCAATAAACGAGGAAGGAAATATAATTGCTGGTAGTTCATCCGCTAGTTATCAAACAGGTATTATTAGAATTTATAAATATAATGATATTAGTTGGGTACAAATAAGTCAAAATATTACTTCTGGTTCTTCTATATCATTAAATTCAAGTGGAACTATTATTGCAATTGGTAATAACCAGTTTTCATCTTATAGAGGACAAGTTCAAGTTTATAGATATGTTAATGATAATAGTTGGGTAAAAATAAGTCAGGATATTTTAGGTCTTGTTACTAATGATCAATTTGGCTATTCTACTTCCATTAATTCTGCTGGAACTATAGTTGCTATTGGTTCCCCGTATGCCACCACCACAAATGGAAGTGATTCTGGCAGGGTTAGTGTGTATAAGTATATAACTGACGGTAGTTGGATACCATTAGGTCAAATTATTAATGGTGAGGGACCAAATGGTCTAGCTGGATGGTCAGTATCATTAGATACAAGTGGTAGTATACTTGCTATTGGTGCTAAAAATAATATTAGTGCAGGTATAACAAGTATAATAGAAGGGGGACAAGTTAGAGTTTATAGATTTACTAATGATACTAGTTGGGTATTAATTAGTCAAGATATTGATGGAACAACAGCAGTTGAACGGTTTGGATACTCAGTATCATTAAATGGCGATGGAACATTAGTTGCATGTGGAGCAATTGCACTTACATCTAGTGGTCATGTTAAAGTTTATAAATATATTAGTGATGGTAGTTGGATACCACAAGGTCAGACTATTAGCGGAGAGGCACTTAATGATTACTCCGGATACTCTGTATCATTAAATAAACAAGGAAATATGCTTGCTATTGGCGCACCATTTAATGATGGAAGTGGTGGAACCACAATTAATGCCGGTCATGTCAGAATTTATAAATATAATGATGTTAGCTGGATACAAATAGATAGAGATATTGATGGTGCAGCGCAATTTGCTACTCTCGGTCTCGGTTACTCTATTGCTTTAAATGGATTGGGAAATAGATTTGTTGTTGGTGCACCAAATAGTAATAGTTCTTCTGGTAGAGGATATGTTAAAGTTTATAACAATCAAAGTACTATTGTAAGTACAACGTCCATTACTATTCCAACTTCGTTTAATTCTTTTACCGAAAAACTTGACATATCGTATTTATTAAATAGTGTTTTTGAAGCGTCGCATAATAATATAAAAACACGTTTTGATATTTCATTTGCAACTATTAACGTAACTAATCTTGAGGCGTCTTCTATTATTATTGAAACCATAAACACACCACTTGTTAATGGAATTAACAAACCTTTAGAATTTGTTCCACATACTGCTAATACAAGAATTAGCACAACAATTAGCGGCGACTTAGCACTAACCGGTACAGCATATTTAAAATCATTTAATATTTCTAATAAACATAATTTTGACATTAGCATTAATGGTTATAGCTCGCATTATCTAACATCTACCGATGTTAGCGCTTCTATTGTAGATTATTATAGCAACGTAGGTTCTATTTATAATAAAGTATTTAAGATTGATGCGTGTGGAAATGTCACTAATTATTCAAACATATATGGAACAATTAGTGACAGCAGATTAAAGGAAAACATTGTTACTAGCTCTCCTAAATTAGAAGATTTGTTAAAGGTTAGAGTGGTTAATTATAATTTAAAGGGTTCTGATAAAACAAAATATATTGGAGTATTAGCGCAAGAGTTAGAAGAACTTTTTCCGGAATTAGTAACAGAAACTAGCACAAACGAGAGATTTAAATCGGTTAATTATAGCAGTTTAACAATATTATTAATAAAAGCATTTCAAGAGCAACAAGTATTAATAAATAATCTTATTGCGACTTTGGAAGAACTAGAAAAAGAAAGTTGCGTTTAAATATAACCTTGAAATCCATAAAAAATATTATATAGCTATATTAAATTAAATTGTTATGACTAATTATGAAAATTTTAATAATAGCGCCAGAAGTTTTAGAATATACTGCGATAAAATAACGTCTAATGATACAAGTAACAATCTAAGACTAACGTCATCAAATAAAAATATTGAATTAAAAGTAGTAGATGGAAAAAAAATCGTTTTCAAAAATGACGTAATGTTCAATAATGGTTTGATGGATTTAAACAATAAACCTCTAGCAGGATTAGTAACTATTTCAGCTGAAAGTTTGAATTTACTTAGCATACTTAAAAAATCAACTGTAAATATTGTTAATAAATCACGATTTAGTGATACATCGGATGATGGTAACAATACCTTTTTAACATATACAAATACGTTGCAGGATTTAAGTAAATCATTCTTTAATCATATTGATATAGTTAATTCTAGCTCGGTTATTGTTGATTTAAATGTTACATTATATTGCAGTAATGCTTTAAACGAGCGAATAACAGTTGAATTATGGAGAGATGCAAGCATGCTTGTGCAAAGCAAAGATTTAGGAAGTGTTATTGCTGCAGGAGGTATGCCAATACCTTATAATATAACATATTTAGACGAAAATTTAACTGAAGGGACCAAGAAATATTATATAAAATATAAATTAGAAAATAGTACTAATTCTAATAATAATTATGAACACCCAGGTCAAGGTATTATAAATATTACATCCTCAGATTCAATTAAACCAGGATACGCAAGTATTATATTAACAGAGCTCACAAATAATACTAACCATTCCAATAAAATAATATTTGATAATTCTAATTTAGTAACAACATTGAATGAAATACAAGATTTGAGTGCGCTTTTTTATAATACTATTGATGTGTTTAATAGTAATGTGCAAGTAAATATTAATGCTAATCTATTATGTTGTTATGGTATTAATGAACGGTTAAATATTGAAGTATGGAGAGACGCAAGTATGATTGCACAAAGCAATAATCTAGGAACAATTAACACAACAGACGGCTTGACTATTCCTTATAGTTTCAACTATTTAGACACAAACTTAAGTAATGGACCTAAAAAATATTACTTAAAATATAAATTGGAGCAAAACAGCACTCAAAAGCAGGGTATTGTTAATCTTAGCACTTTAAATTCAATAGGAACCAGTAATATATTATTAAGAAATGTGCCCAAAATTAATGATAATTTACTAATTAATAATAATAATAATAATAATAATAATAATAATAATAATAATAATAATACTAGCTTTTTAACTACTAGTGCTGAAATTCAAGATTTAAGCGGGCAGTTGTTCAATAACATTGAACTAGATAATACAAGTGCTGTTATAGTAGATTTAAATATTACATTATTTTGCTGTTATGCTGCTAATGAACGCATAACTGTTCAGCTGTGGAGAGATTTAAGCATGGTATCTGAAAATATAAATATAGGAAATAGCATTGCAACGTCAGGTTTAACAATTAATTACAAGCTATCACTATTAGATGAAAGCGTTAGTGCCGGAATAGTAAAATATTATTTAAAATATAAATTAGAAAGTAATTTAAGCGGGCGACATCAAGGTATTATAAATGTTACAGGTGGTTATAATATTATAGAACAATCAAATATTGCTTCAAATATTAATACCTCTTACAAGGTGTTATCTTATACTAGTATGGACTATACAAATGTAGCCGGGTATATTAAAAATACAAAAATTGGATACAATCCAATTATAGTGGGTGATAAGGGTAGTTCTAGCGGAAGACGTGATGCCTATTTTTCATATATTGATGTAGCTGGGTCAAACTCGCATTTTAATGATTCGCTTTATGTTAAAAAAAATATCGTTGTAGGCGGTCACACAAGCATAACTAGCGATTTAAGTGTAAATGGAATTTCTTTGGCTACTATGTTTGACAAATTAAGCATTGTTGAAGCTTATAGCAGTAGCATAATTACTGAATTTAGCAGTAATAGAATAAAGGCGAGAGATTTAAGTGCTAGCAATATAACTATTAGCAACGAATTGTATGTGTTAAATAAATATTATGCAAATGATTTAAACATAAGCGGACAAATATTAAGCGCGGTCTTGAGAGTTCCGCACGAATTTACTATAGAACCGGCTACTGGAGCGACGACATCTAGTTCTAACAATTGGACGCCATTGGGTAGACCTATTTATGGCGAGACATTAGGAGACCGAAGTGGTTGGTATGTATCATTAAATGCTGATGGAACCAAGGTTGCTATTGGTGCTCCATTTAATGATGGAACTGATATTACTAATAGTAATAGAGGACAAATTAGAGTTTATAAATATAATAGTGCTGATATTAGTTGGATGCCTATGGGTCAAAGTATTTATGGCGATACACCAGAAGATAATGCAGGAAGGTCTATATCATTAAATGGCGATGGAAATATACTTGCTATTGGTGCTTTAGGTAATAATAATTATACAGGACTTGTTAGGGTTTATAAATATACTAATGATACTAGTTGGGTGCCTATTGGACAAACTATTATTGGTGAGGCATCAAGAGTTTGGTCTGGGTGGTCTGTATCATTAAATGCTCTTGGAACTAAAGTTGCTGTTGGTTCTCCATTTACTAATAATGGTAGAGGACGTGTTAGGATTTATCAGTATAATAATACTGGCACTAGTGATAGTAGTTGGGTACAAATGGCTGGATATATTGATGGTACAACAATAAGCGACGAAGCAGGTAAATCTGTTTCATTAAATGCTGAGGGAACTATAGTTGCTATTGATAGTTCAAGCTATAATGGTTCTAGAGGACTTGTTAGGGTTTTTAAATATATTAATAGCAATACTAGTGATACTAGTTGGGTTCCTGTGGGTCAAACTATTATTGGTGAGGCATTAAGCTCTTATTTTGGTAATTCTATTTCATTAAATGCATATGGAAACATAATTGCTATTGGTGCTCCGTATAACAATAGTAGAGGACGTGTTAGGGTTTATGAATATATTAATGATACTAGTTGGGTTACTATGGGTATAGCTATTGATGGTGAGAAAACAGGAGATGAAAATGGTTATTCTGTTTCATTAAATGCTGATGGAAACAGATTTGCTATTGGTGCCCGTTCAAATGATGGTAATGATAGTACTGATACTAATAGAGGACGTGTTAGGGTTTATCAATATAATAATGATGCTAATGATCCTAGTTGGATACCTATAGGTAAAGACATTGATGGTGAAATAGGAGACTATAGCGGATGGTCTGTATCATTAGATGCTTCAGGAACCAGAGTTGCTATTGGTGCTCCAATTAACAATAGTAGTACAGGAGTTGTTAAAGTATATGAATTTCAAGATGTTACAAGTTTAGTTAATAGCTCATTAGTTGTTAATGGAAATTTAATAGTGCGTGGAAACAAAAAAACAATTAAGTCTTCCATTATCGATATTAGTGCGTTTTCTATTAAAATAGCTAACAATTTAAGAAATAGGGCCGACTTGTCGAATAATCCGGCAGGTTTTGACGTTTCTTATATTGCTGCTTTGCACTATGATGGGACAATGTGGAATGTTAGCGGTGGAAATTTACTTGTTAATAATATGAGCGTTGGGCTAGATGTTTCGCTCATTCACTTGCAAACAACTATATCCAATTCATTAATAGCATCAAAACTAAAATATGACTCTTCTTTTGCATTATTAAAAAGTAATATAGACAATTCATTTGCTAACTTATATACAATAAGCCAACTTGACAACTCATATGTAACAATTAGTTATTCAAATACTAAAGTTAGTGATTTAAAAAATTATATAGATTTATCATTTGTAACAAAACAAGTATTTTCTATAAGTGGACAATATATTGTTCAGAATTATGTTACAAAAGCTTATGTAGATGCCTCATTTAGTGCTCTAAATAATAGGCTGGATTTATCATTTGTGTTAAAAAAGAATGTTGAACTTTCATATAATGATTTAAGCGGGCAAATTATAAGTTTATTTGCTAGTGCTGCTGCTAGTGATGTTGATATATCAACAATAACTATTGAAACTATAAAAACACCTACATTAGCATTGACTTCTCACGTGCTAATTAATGGCGACCTAATAGTTGGTGGCGACACCTCTTGTAATTCATTGAATATTTCTAATACTTTTACTTTTAGTAATAATGGTTATAGTTCAATTTATCGTCTTTCTTCTAATCCCGACACCATAATAGAGGAATATTCTAGCAAATTTAATAATTTTGGAAAATTTAGAAAAGTTCTCTATATTCTTGCGGACGGGAGTTTATATTATCAAACAGGAACAGGAGCCATTAGTGATAGTAGATTGAAAGAAAATATAGTTGATGCTAGCCCCAAATTAGAAGATTTACTAAAAGTTAGAATAGTTGATTATAACTTAAAGAATAATTCGCATAAAAAATACATAGGCGTTGTGGCGCAAGAATTAGAACAGCTATTTCCGAGCTTAGTTTCAGAGGACTTTGTAAATGCAAATGCTATAACAAAATATAAATCGGTTAAATATAGCTGTTTTAATGTTATGCTAATTAAAGCACTACAAGAACAGCAACTAATAATCAATGATTTAGCTTTAAGATTGGAGAGATTACAAGAGAAGAAAAAACAACTTAAAGAAAACGCGTAAAATAGTTTTTATGGCACAGATTTTAAAATATAATATTATTTAACTATATTAAATTATATTATATGGCTAGCGATTTTAATGTAAATCATATATCTTATAGATTTTTTTGTGATAAACTTACCTCATTAGAACTATCTAATAATTTAATAATAGAATCATCTGCTAACAATATAGAATTTAAGTCCAACAATGAACCCATTAATTTTAATAATAATACTACTTTTAATTATGGTCTTACTTTGGATAATCTAGATTTATCAAATATTATAAATATTACGGGTAAAACATTGAATATTGATACGCTTTTTGTAAGAGATAAAGCAAGGAGTAATGCAACCATCGTTGACAACGCTAGTATTAATGATGGTTATATTAGAGCAACAACTATTGGCTACAATCCTAGTATTTCAAATCCTAGCATTGGAAGGAGTAATGCATATTTTACATACATTAATGTGAGCGGAGGCGACTCGAGTTTTAATGACTCGGTTTATATAAGAAACATCTTAGGTGTTAGCGGAGCAACAACTATAAGCAATGATTTAATTGTAAAAGGAACAAGCTATGTAACATTATATAATAGTATTAAGAATTATATAGACAGTGTTAAAGAAGAGTTAAGTAGCAATAAAATTTTAACGCTAGATTTGAGCGCATCAAATATTTCTATAAGTAATGAACTAGTTGTGCGCAATACCTCTTTTTTGAATGACCTAAGCATAAACGGACACTTACTTAATAGTCTGCTAAAAGTGCCGAGCTTATTTACTATTGACCCGTCAGGACACAACAATGCTAGCGGAACCCTAATTATTAACGGCGATTTAATGGTTTACGGAAATAACACAACTATTGCCTCATCTATTGTTGAAATAAGTGATATAACTTTAAGTGTTGCCACTAATTTAATAGATGTAAATGATTTGAATACCAATAATGCAGGATTAAATATTTGGAATGTGGCATCAATAAAATATAACGGATTAACTTGGAACTTTATAGGCGGACACTTAAGCGTTGAAAATAAGAGTGTGGCTCTTGATGTATCGTTAATAGCTTTAAAAACTATTACTGATGCATCTCTCGCTAATCTAAATAGTTATTTTGATTTGTCGTTTGGCCAACTAAAAACTAATAATGAGGCTTCTTACAATGTTGTTTACACACGAACTCAAATAGATAATTCATTTATAACATATTCTAACTTTGAAGTCTCATATAATTCTTTTAGAACTTATATAATAGACAATTCGTATGCTGATGCGCTAACATTTGACGCCTCATTTAGCGAACTTAAAACATATTTAGACGCGTCTTATATTGTAAAAAGCAGTGTTTCTAATCCTAATATAATTGATAGCTCGTTAATTTTTTTAAGTAATAAGCTCGATTTATCATATGTTTTAAAGAGCACTTTTGATGCATCATATGCTAAGTTAAAAGAGCAAATAGAAATATCATTTGCTAGTATTAGATTAACAAGTTTAGATAGTTCAACTATTAGCGTTGAAACAATAAATACAAAGCATTATAGTCAAAAATTTAATAATATTTTATGGAACCAAATCGGGCTAGATATTGGAATATAAGTTGTCAAATTAATATGATATTTTTATTATATGCTATTTTTATTATATGCTATTTTTATTATATGCTATTTTTATTATATTTTAATAAAATAAAATATATATATTATAATTTGATATTTAATGTCTGGTACTACGTTGTTCTCTTTCACACAAGACGGGTCATCTAATTTTATTGCACCAACGAGCGGAACTGTAGAAGTCTTAATTGTTGGAGGTGGTGGAGGTGGTGGGAGTGGTCGTCTTGGTGGCGGTGGTGGTGGTGGTGGTGTTGTTTTTATCCCAGCACTCTCAGTTACTGGTCAAGCAACTTATCCTATATTTGTGGGTTCTGGAGGGGCTGCGGGGGTAAATGGTAGAAATAGCACAGCTTTTACTGCTATTGCAGCGGGTGGTGGTAGTGGACATAGTGGTGAAGGTGGAATTGCTGCAAACTCAGGAGGGTGTGGAGGCGGTGGTGCAATTAATCTAAGCAATAAATCACTTACCAATCCAGGCGGAGGTGTGGGTGGCAGTAGTATAGGAACTAATAGTCAGGCTATTATTTATGGTAATCGTGGTGGAAATATGATTTCTGGCACAACGAGGACGCTTGGTTGGAGAAATGCAGGAGGTGGCGGAGCAGGAAGTCAAGGTGCGGATACAGATCCAAATACTATAGGGGATACAGGCCAAACAGGCATGGGTTCAGGTGGTGAGGGTATTATGAATCCTATTCTTGGACCAAGTTATTATTGGGGTGGTGGTGGTGGTGGTGGTGCGGATGCACGAACTATCGAAAATATATATGGTGGTTGGGGTGGTAAAGGTGGTGGTGGAGGAGGAGGCAACGAGGCTACCCTCTATAATGGATTTGGTGGCGATAGTGGCGGAACCGCACTTAATGGTGGTTCGAACCCAGATCCGCGCTATGGTCACGGTGGCAATGGAGGTGCTAATACCGGTGGTGGTGGTGGTGGCAGTGGCACCAATACAAATGGTCTTGGTGCAGGTGGTTCCGGTATTGTAGTAATTCGCTACAACTATAGACCTAGTGCACCTACAAATGTATCAGCAACTGTTGGTCCTGGTAGTGGTCAAGCTACTGTAACTTGGACTGCATCAACAAATAATGGCGGTTCAGCTATAACAGGTTATAAAATACTAGCATCATCAGAAGGTTATAATTCAGTTGTAAGTGGTGCAACAACAGAAATAGGAATAATTAATAATTTAACTGTCGGTAATGCTTATTTTTTTATAGTTATTGCAGTGAATACTGCAGGTGATTCACCGCCGTCTGCTCAAACTTCAACTGCAATAACTGCAATTGGATCGCCTAGCGCACCTACAAATGTATCAGCAACAGCAGCAGGTGTTAGTCAACAAGTTACTGTAACTTGGACTGGTGCAACAGCTAACGGTAGTACTATTAGTGGTTATAGAATTGAAAGAAGTGAAAATCAATCAACTTGGACTACTGCTGTTACAGCTGCTAGTGTAGACGTTTCTAAATCAGTATCTGGATTAACTAATGGTACATTATATTATTTTAGAATATTTACAACAAGTAATGCTGGTGATTCAGTAGCATCTTCTACTGTAAATGCAACACCATACACAAATCCTAGTGTACCTAGAGACATAACAGCAATTGCAAGTAATGCTAGAGTTGATTTAAATTGGAATGAACCCGCAACTATTGGTGGTTCATCAATAACACGTTATACTGTAACTACTAGCACTGGATTTAATCATGTAACAACAAGAACTGCATACTTTACAAACTTAGTTAATGGAACCTCTTATACTTTTACTGTAACTGCAACTAACGCACAAAATGCTATATCTCCAGCTGGATATATTAGTGCAACACCATTTACTGTGCCTAATGCTGCAAGAAATTTTACAGCAGTCGCAGGTGTTCGTTTAGTAGATTTATCTTGGAGTCCTCCACTGTTTAATGGTGGAAGAGATATTAGTGGTTATTTAATTCAAAGAAGTGATACAATTAATACTAATTGGGGTAATAATATTTCAACTAATGCTTCAGTAAATACTTTTCGAGTAACTGGATTAGGAAATAATACACGTTATTATTTTAGAATATATGCAATAAATATTGCTGGTCCTAGTGACCTGAGTCTAGCAGATACAACAACCTTTAATTTTCCTGAGCAACCTACAAATTTAAATGTAACTCCAACAAGTAATGGTGTAGTTAAACTAACTTGGACTCCGCCGTCATATAATGGTGGTTCTCCTATAACAGGTTATTCCATAAAAAATAATTATTCGGAAGGAACAGTAACTTTTATAACTGATGTAAGTGCAACTGTAAGTGGATTAACTAATAAAAGTTATGATTTTAGTTTAGTAGCAATAACTGCTGTAGGAAATTCACAAACACCAGCTATATATAATGGAGTAATACCATTTACTACTCCAAGCGCACCTACTGGTGTATTAGCAACAGCAGGTAATGCTAAAGTTGATTTAAGTTGGAATAGTGCAATAAGTAACGGCAGTACTATTACCAATTATATAATTGAAATAAGTGGAAATTTATCAACTTGGGCTACTTTTGCAACAGTTCCTGGTGGAGTAACTTATAAATTAGTATCTCCATTAACTAATGGTATAACATATTATTTTAGAGTAATTACAATAAGTAGTAATGCGGGTAATTCACCTCCATCTTCTATAGTAAATGCAACACCTATTGGAGAACCTGAAGCACCCAGAAATGTAACAGCAACCTCACGTAATGCTGAAGCCACGATATATTGGAGCGCTCCTATAAATGATGGCGGTAGACCTATAACAAGTTATACTTATACTGTAACAAGTAGTTCTGGTAGTTTCCAAGTAACGACTGCAAATGGCTTAACAAGAACAGCAACAATTAGTGGATTAACTAACGACATATCTTATACTTTTAGAGTAATAGCAAGAAATATAATTGGTCCTTCAACCGCGTCTGATGAATCTAATACAGTAACACCTAACGGGCCACCATTAACTAATAAAAAAATAGCAATTTCAAATGATGGAAAAGTAGTTGCGTTGTCTTCTTCTTCTCAAATCGACATTTCAAAAGGGCGAATTTATGTTTATGAATTGTCATATAATCAAACGCCATCTACTTGGAACCGATTAGGATTAAGCAGTGAAATTATTGTCGGCCTAAGTAACGACGACCAATTTGGCTGGGATTTAGCTTTATCAAGTGATGGAAGAGTAGTAGCTGGCAGTTCAATAACTAGCGATGAATCAGGAATTAATAATGGTCAAGTTAGGTTATTTGAGCTTAGTAATAATACTAATAGGTGGCTACAAAAAGGGTTTGCTATTAACGGACAAACACTTGGTAGTGAAAGCGGATACAGCATAAGTTTAGTAGGAAACGGAAATAGGATTGCTATTGGTGCGTGGAGAGACAATTTAAATGGAACTAATGCAGGAGCTGTTAGAGTTTATGATTTTAGCTCTAGTGTAAGTGATTGGAGACAACAAGGACAAACCATTGCAGGCGAGTCTGGGACTTATGAAGGCTATGCGACTGCTTTATCATTAGATGGACTAACACTTGCTAGCGGATGTTTAAATGTTAATAATGCTAATAATATAATTAATGCTGGACAAGTGAAAACTTTTACTTGGACGGGCACAACTTGGGAAAATAAAGGTATTATTCAAGGACCCGATATAAGTTATTTATATTTTGGAAGGTCTTTGAGATTATCTGCTAATGGAAATACTATTGTTGTTGGTGCTCCTGGATATAATATTTCTGCTATTACTAATGTTGGTCAAGCGTATGTATATGGACATCAAGGAGGAACAACGTGGACCCAATTAGGTCAAAGCATTCAAGGAATATCAGGTACTGATGAATTCGGTGCCTGTGTAGCTATATCAAATGATGGCACAATTGTTTCTATAGGTTCGGACAATAATAGTAATAATAGAGGCTACGTAAGAGTGTTTGCATATGCTAATAATTATTGGAATCAAGTAAGCAATGTTCTTAGTGGTAAAACACCAACTTCTAAAGCAGGAATACACGCGTTATCCGGAGACGGGACTACACTAATCCAAAGCAACAATACTTATAACAGCGTATATGGAATAAACAAAACATTAACAATTAATGCACCAACGACAACAATTAGCGGTAATTTACTTGTAATGGGCAATATTAGTGTTAATTCATTACTCATATTAAGAGATATATCTAATCATATTTATGGGAGTGATGGTTATAGTCGTAAAAATTTTGAATCTGACCTAAGTAGCGCAATTATGAAAGAATATTATAGTGATGTTACATTAACGAGAGATTTGAAGGTTCAAATTACCGGAGATGGTACTATAAGAAATAGAAATAATTCGTATGGTGCACTAAGTGATAGCAGATTGAAAGAAAATATTGTTACTAGCGGTCCTAAATTAGAAGATTTGCTAAAAGTTAGAGTGGTCGATTATACTATGAAGGGTTCTCCAAATACTAAATATATTGGTGTATTGGCGCAAGAATTAGAAAGCGTGTTTCCTAATTTGGTAACTGAATTAGAACCAAGTCCAAAAGACGTTGAAGAAGGAAGGTTGATTAAGTATAAGGCGGTCAATTATAGCAGTTTTGATTCATTGCTAATCAAAGCTTTGCAAGAGCAAAATGCTATTCTAAAAAATATAACACAACGAATAGAAGCATTAGAAGAAGCATTAGAAGAATCCTAAGTTTTGCATTTTTTTATTTTATATTTTATATTTATAACATATTTTAGGAGGTTAAAATATGTTAAATTAAGAATAAGTTCTTAATATTCTTTTTATCATTCTTTTTATCATTCTTTTTATCATTCTTGTTCATCTTCTGTTTTAGCAGCTAATTCTTTTTGTCGCTCTAAGATTTGCGAAAGCCCGTGGTCATTATTTTCCTGTTTTCCAACAATAACGTCTTGTGCCTCGAATAATTCTTTACGTAAATCAGCAGTCGACACATCATCACCATCTCCATCTCCAAACAGTAAATTCTTTCCAGGAATATCCATTCTATCCGCATTTATAAGGTTTCCTTCTTCGTCAATAGTTTGCATTAATTTATTTCCTTCTTTTTGAGCTTTAGCAATATTTTCCTGAATAGCCTTTTTCTTGCTTTCTTTTACGCGCTCTTTAAATTGTTCTTTAGAAATTTCATCATTTTTCTTTTTTTGCGCCATTAGTTCATTTAAATCTTTCTCCAAATATTCAACACGACCGGTTTTATACGCTTCAGGGTGGAAAGGCATCCATATTCCAACTCCTCCAACATATACGTCGTGATTAGGGTCGGCATCTCTCAAAAATTTGCACCGTAATTCTGCCTCTTCTTGAGAACCAAATACACCACGCACTTTAATACCTCGTGTATTGGTTTGGTATTGATGCGTGTTATTATATTCTTTTTGCAAGTCTTCTTCTTTAATATCTAAAAATGATTTGTATTCATCGTCAAGACTTGTTAAAAATAGCTTGTCTTTTTCTTCTTCAACAAATTCCTCCATATCTTTAGTGAGTTTATTAAAATCCAAATTGTATTTATAAGATAAAAAATTTAAGAATTGTGTATATTTTTCAAATGTTTTTCTAAATTCAAAATTAGCCAAGAACTTCTCAAAATAAAATAGGTTTTTATTTTTAATATGGTCTTCTGGTGATATAAAACTTAAGCACACGTATTTTTGCCCACTCATAGGTTTGTCTTCATCTAATAAATCCACATATTCTTTAGTTTCTGACTTCTCCACTAATTTAGATTTAGAAGATTTTTTGGTTGACATATAATATATAAATGTTATATTAATATAATTTTAAGTATTTATTTTTATTAATATATTTACTATTTATTTTATTAATATAATTTTATTATATTTTTAATATATTTTAGAAAATTTGTATTAGTATATTTTTAGTATTAGTATATTTTTAGTATTAAACTATTTAGTGAAAATTTGTATTAATCTATTTAGTGAAAATTTTAATTATATAAAATAATTAAGTAAAAATTATATTTTTTTCTTATTTAATAATATAAACAAAAATGAATTTCAATATGGGAGAAATAGTGAAAAGAGCTATTAAATATTTAGTAGAAGGTTTGATGGTTGCGATTGTTGCATTTGTTATTCCACAAAAACCATTAAAAATGGAAGAAATTGCCATCATTGCGCTAATGGCTGCTGCGACATTCTCTATACTAGACACATTTATTCCTAGCATGGGAGTAAGTGCTAGAAGCGGTGCTGGTTTCGGTATTGGTGCTAACTTGGTCGGCTTCCCCCGAATTGGTTAAACACTTAGCACTTGTTTTTATATTGTTTTATTATAGTGTTTATTTATTATTTATAGTTATGTATATAAATAATAAAATAGTATGTTAGAAGCTATGCCTGCGCTAGCTATGCCTACATTAGGTATATTAGCAACACCTTATATTAATTTAACCAATAAAAATTCGCAAGAGCTTATTTTAGATAAAAATTTGCTAAGACTATTAGCAAAGAAAAATATAAATTACATAATTATTCAATATACTATTGATAAATCAAAATTAAATGATTTACTTAATGATTTAGACGGTTTAATATTTCCAGGAGGTCAAACAGGCAACTTTTATAATAATAAATTCTACAAAGCTTATTTCAAAATGCAAAAATTTTTAGTATTACGAGCGCAACATATAAACTCGGTAATTAGACCATTCCCCATTTTAGGGATTTGTAATGGTTACGAAAATATGATTTTAATAGAACGCAATTATAATATAACCAAAAACCATATAAAGAAGACGTTTATAAACGTAAAGTGTTATAAGAATTATAATGCTCCGCTATTTAGTAAAAAATACAGAAATAAGCGGTTACATAAGACCAAGAAAATAATACATAATAATTTGTTAGCTATTGACCCTAAAACTAATATAGGCGATTATAAAATAATGGCTACTAGCTTGGATAAAAATAATAAGGGCTTTATTGATATAGTAAAACATAATAGCTATCCTTTTTATGGTTTTCAAGGGCACCCTGAAGTAAATAACGGAGAGCTGTTAGAACCATTTTTTAAAGCTGTTAAAGCTAGTTTTAACAAGCGAAAAAAAGCTAGTTTTAACAAGCGAAAAAAAGCTAGTTTTAACAAGCATAAAAGAAGTGCAACATATAATAATGTTAAAAATAAAACATTGAAATTGAGAGTCTTGAAGTATTAATTATTTAATAATAAGCTATATTATATTTTTTCTTATTTTTCTTAGACTTAGTAGGTCGTCTCTTAGACTTAGCAGGTCGTCTCTTAGACTTAGCAGGTCGTCTCTTAGACTTAGCAGGTCGTCTCTTGGACTTAACTTTAGTCTTCTTTAAGGACCTTGATTTTTCTAGGTTATTATTTGAACTATCATATACTTCTTTCGGTATATATCTAAAGAAATTTAGGTTATATAATTTAGACTCTCGAGAGATTATATTTTCTTTAACTTGCGAATAAATTTTAGACTTTTCTTCTCTCATATCTTCCAATGTTTGTTGCTTACCGTAACACAAAACACTAAACCTGCGCAATAACCCTTTTTGTTGCAAGCGATTATTTAGTTGAACTTTGAATAAATATTCAGCAATACATAATAATCTATTTTCATCATAATACGGCCTATTAGCGTATATAAATATTAAATAGAAACTCAGTATTGTATCTATTGTTGCTACTTTTATTTTTTGACCGTTAATGACTATAACATTGTAGTTATGACACGCAGTTGATTTATAAATAAATGCGATTACATCTTTATTTACTACAATTTCATAATGAACGGCAACATATTCACCTATAGGCTGTTTTTTATTAATTGTAACATTTTTAAAACCCTCATAATTCAATTGCTCTTTTAATATTCTAGCACTTGCCTCCGGGTTATCACTTAAAACATCAAAATCCGGAATATTAGAAATTTGTATGCGTTCTTTATATGGCATATGTTTACTATATAAAGCACTAGCAAAACCGCCAAAAAAAACAAGTCCTTGATTTACGAAGCAATCTTTAGTAATCTCATAAATCTCTCCCTGTTTGTTGTCATTACCTTCATAGTGCCTTTGAAAATCAAGATTTTTGCAAGATTGTCCTATTAACGGAAAATGTTTATTTAATAATATAATACGCTTAAGAACTTTCTCCCACCTCGAAACGTCACCCATAGGCCGAGAGAGCTCTTGGTACATAGCCATTCGTAAAAAATTAGGCGGGCAATAAGTTATAGCATTAATCTTTATTGCTTTTTGGTATATATTTTTAAATAAATTGTTTTCCATATACGTGATGTCTGCTATTGGAATAAAATTCACATACACTTTATACGTTCCTGTATGAACACCTGACTTTGCTTCAACTTCTTCGTAGCCAGCTTTATAATAAATATTTGCTAAATCTCTCGCGTATTCCATAGCTAGTGGTGAAAAAAAATCATAATCTGGTATTTCAATATCTTTGTTATAAAATCTATATTGCTCTGGTAATATGTTATTTATGGCTGTTCCACCGTAACATAGCGTTTTATGCGTTCTTAAGAAATTTTCTAGAATTTCTATAATTTTTTTTACTGCATCCGATTGAACAAGTTTTCGACCACTAATTGAAGTAGCATTATCTATTGCCTTTCTCAATATTTGTAATTCTTTTTCTTCAAATGTTTCTTTCATAACTATTATATTATATACTAGTAATATTATAATATAATGTAATGTAATATAATGTAATGTAATGTAATATAATGTAATATAATATGAATGAAAAATAGCGCGCTAAAAATTAATATTTACACCTCCTCCAGTTGTCTCGGGAACAGCTGGTATATCTATATTTAATAACTCTATTCTTGATTTTTTAAACCAACAATAGTTTTGCTTTGTTTTAAATAACGCATTATATCCAAGTAAGCTATTATCCATATTCTGGTGTTTCATACATATAGCCTGACATCCGGTATCAAAAGATAGCGCAGGATCAAAGTTTATTATTGAATTATCTAAATTTGGTAATACAATGGTATATTTTGTCTTTGTGGTCTCTATAAATGAGACGGAACCTTTTTTAGAAGCAATTTGATTATATCTAAATGTATTGCAATTTAATCCTTTGGCTTTCAAATTAACGTAGTCTTTCAATTTACTTAAATCGGCATTAGTATCAATAATACTAGGCAATGGGTTAAATTCACAAATTATAATAACTTTTCTATACAATTCTTCCATTTGCGCAAATAATAAAATCTCTTCTTTTCTGGTTTCAAGTGTAAAAACCCCATCAGCGTCAGCTAAATGTTTTTCGACTAAATCGCCCATTTTTTTAAGCATAGCCAAGTTAGTGCTCATAACTCTAAAATTTAATATTAATGGGTCATTTGCGCAATTTGTAGAAGTAAGATTAAAAGCCTTTTCTTTAATAGTGATTAATACTTGTTCTAATGACAGTGAATTATAAGTTTCTTTAATATAATTACTATTAGCAGTTGACGCTGCAATAATAGGCTCGTTATTATACGAATAAATCTCAAAATCTAAAAATCTGCAACCATTTGCAATACACTTTTCTAAAGCACAAAGCGCAACAAAGTTATTTTTATAGCCATCACCACAGCAACAATTATAAGCACTTTTAACGTGATAATTTATTAATTTATTATTTGAAGTATCAATCCCAAACCCGCTATTTGCTTTTACAATAGTTCCACTGGTGTTAGTATTGGGGTTAAGAAAATAGGTCGTGTTTGTTAATGTGGGCCAATATATATTTAATTTATTGCAACTTCTGGTTTTCAAACTTAATCTATTAGCGACCCAGCTAAATAAAAGTAATACTATAAATATTACTATAGACAATGTTACATAGAAATATTGACCACTACTAATATTTGGCATTTTGAATGAAGTAACAGGATTAGGAGTAGGATTAGACATATACTATTTATTATTATTAAATATTATTATAAAATAATATTATATTATATTATGTTAAATTTAATTAAAAATAGTTATTATAACATAAATAATATAATATATTATTAATTATTATTAATATATTATAATATGGCAGGAGGACTATTAAATTTAATAGCGCTAGGAAATCAAAATATTATTTTAACAGGTAATCCTACAAAGAGTTTTTTCAAGTCCACATATTATAAATATACCAATTTTGGGCTACAAAAATTTAGAATTGACCAAACCGGACAAATGGAATTAGATGTAACTAAAAAATCCAGTTATAGTTTTAAAATGCAGCGTTATGGCGATTTATTAATGGATACTTATTTAGTTGTAAAATTGCCAAAAATATGGAGCCCATTATTAAAATATGATGCTAACGACTATAGGCCTTATGAATTTAAATGGATTAAAAATATAGGGTGTCAAATTATTGAGTCGGTCAATATAACTGTAAATGGTGCAACAATACAAAAATTCAGCGGACATTATTTACAAAATATTGTAGAGCGTGATTTTGATGCGCATAAGAAAGCATTATTTGATATTATGACAGGTAATATTAGCGAACTAAATGACCCCGCAAATTATAATAATAGAAATAATAACTATCCAAGTGTATATAAAAACGCGTCTTCTGATATAAGCGGGATTGAGCCGTCAATCAATGAATATAATTTATATATACCAATAAATTCGTGGTTTTCTATGAATTCAATTATGGCGTTTCCACTAATTTGCCTGCAATATAGCGAATTAGTTATTAATTTTACATTGCGACCTTTAATGGAGTTATTTACAATTAAGGATGTATTATATAATAATAGTGTAAATCCTATACCATATAATAATTTTCCTCAAATACAGCCTAATCAGAATATAATAGAATACCAATTTAAAAGATTTATTAATCCTCCTCCACTAAGTGATTTGCAGCCAACCGTCGATAGTTATAAAGACTTACCGACTAAAATTAACAGTTCTATTCATTTAATATGCACGCAATGTTTTTTAGCTGAAGAAGAGCGAACTTATTTTGCCAAAAATACTCAAAATTATTTAATACGAGAGATTTACGAATATAAGTTCGAGCGAGTTATTAAGTCTAATAAAATTAAGTTAGAGTCAAATGGATTAATTAAAAATTGGATGTGGTATTTTCAAAGGAGCGATGTTGCTTTGCGCAATGAATGGTCTAATTATACAAACTGGGTATATGAAAATAAAATTCCAAATGATTTGCAAAAATTTGCTATTGCCCAAAACTTTAAATATTATAATCCGCAATTTAGTTATGCTGTTGGTGACATTTCTAAAAATATTTATATTACAGGTAATAGTCCGTCGCTAAATGACCAAACCAATCAATGCGAAATAATGAAAAATTTTGCGCTAATTTTTGATGGTAAATATAGAGAAACGGATTTTGACAGCGCAATATTTAGTAAATTAGAAAAATATAGCAAATCTAATGGAATATGTTCTAAAGTGGGTTTATATAGTTATAATTTTGGATTATCAACTGACCCATTTAAGCAACAACCTAATGGTGCATTAAATACCAATTTTTTCAAAACAATCGAATTTGAATATAATAATTATAGTAATCCGCCACTAGATCCAAGTGCTGCTTTTACAACATTATGTGACCCGGATACTGGAGTAGTAATTGGAACATCAAAAGACCCCACAAATATTTATAAATATTATTACAATTTATATGTTATTGAAGAAAAATATAACGTATTAGTGTTTCAAAACGGATTAGCGGGACTAATGTTTGCTAGCTAGCTAGCAAGTTTTTATATAGTTTTCATAACTTAAGTTTAGCAACACGTCGCGTTCCGTGTCCGTGTTTTTTCTTGGCTTGTTTTGCTAATTTTAATGCCTTAGAGTTGGTTGAGCAACCTTGCTCTAATATGCTATAATCAACTGCAGCCGCTTTTCCCCCAGTAATTGAGCTAGCTAGCCGGGCTAATCCCCAACTTTCTGCACTTTGGTTAGGTCTAGACCCAGATGAAAAATAGGCTCCGCGTCCCTTATTTACGATTTTACGCAGCGAATTTATAGAACATCCCGTTCTTTTAGAGAGATTTGCATTTACGCTAATAGTAGCTAACTTATATATTTTTTGCGCTTTTAATAAATGTTGCGATTTTTTCGACTTATATGATTTAACTTTTTTTCGTGTAATATAAATATGTTTCTTGTATGCGTTTCTAGATTTCTTAAGTTGTCTAAGTTGCTGTTTTCTATCTTTTTTAGTAAGGCGCCTAGGTAAATATTTTATAGGTATATTAAGAGGCATATATGCCGGTGCTTATATAATAGGCCTATAAATATATTTTATTTTATTGTCTTTATATATATTTACTATATATATTCTAGTAATGAAAGAAAGAATAATTAAATTTGAAAAAAGTAAAATAAGTGGCAAGAAGTATACAGCATATGTTCAAGATAAATCAACCAAAAAAATACGAAAAATTCATTTTGGTGCTTCGGATTATGAGCAATATAAAGATAGAACTCCGCTAAAATTATATTCGCATAAAAATCATAATAATCGCAAACGTATGCAAAACTATTTTAATAGGCATTCTGGAACAAAAAAACGCGGTTCAGCTATTACTTTAGAAAAAAATAAATCACAAGGTTATTATAATGCGAAAATTTTGAGCCACGTTTATTTATGGTAAATAATATTTTTAGGAAATATATTGGTAAATATTGGTAAATATATTATATTTTTATATATTTTTATATACTATATAAACCATGCTTTTGCAATTATTTACGGAATTTATAGGGACTTTTATTTTCTTAGGGGTAATATTAAAAACAGGCGATGCGCTGGCTATTGGTTTAACGCTCGCAGCCGTTATTTATTTCGGAGGTAAAGTGTCAGGAGGCCATTTTAATCCTGCTGTAAGTTTTATGATGTTATTATCTAATAAAATCGACGTAGCTAAATTTGTTGCTTTTATAATTGCTCAATTATTAGGTGGAACAGCCGCGCTAGTATTTCACACTTATACAAAATGAAACTATTTAGAAACTATTTAGAAATATTTTTATAATTTAAAATTAGTATAAAAATATTATATAAATTTAGAAACTATTAAAACGTCGGTGTCTCATAATATGCTTCAGGACCACAATAGTCAAATTTAGAGTTACCTGTAATACTTGGCTTACAATCATAAACATTATTTTCATCTTTATTATAGGTGAAAAAAGTAGATTCCTTTGTTTCGAGGCTATTATTATCAAATACTAATTCTTGGTTATAACTATGCTCTCGTGGTCCTGTTGAATTGGCTATTTGTTTTTCATAGAAACCATTTATAGTATTCAAATAACTGCTTATAACACTTACTGGAGCACTTCCAGACGAAGGAATAGTTTCTAATCTTTTCAATTCCATTTCCAAATCAGTATTGCTTGGATACGAGTTAGATGGTATAGAACCTAATGCACTATAAGAGGCTTCTCCTAGACCGCCTTGTGTTACTGGTCTTCCTGCAGTTCCAAAATAATCATTAACACTAAAATCGGTTAATTGTGCGCTAGTAAATGAACCACTAGAGTCCTGTTTTATTTCACCCATACAATTAAAAAATTGGTCCGAATTCAATAAATATTGATTAGGATTTACTAAATTAAAAAGACTATTGTTTTTATTTAATAGTTTATAGCTATAATCCTTGCGTTCTTGTAATAAGGCATTAGGAAGAGCAACACGATAAACTGCTTGCAGGCTATTTAAGATAGAGTTAAAACTAGATTTTTGCTCCGCTGTTAGATCAGACCTTTTTAATTGTCTTTGTAAATTCTCAGTTCTCGCTTTTAAGACTAAAGCATCGTTGAGTTGTGTAAGTTGTGTTATAATATTATTTAAGGCTACTTCATTAAACCCATTAAGAGAACCGGGCTGTATATTAGGAGAGCGCGACCCACTTATAATTGCATTAATTTCATTTCTAATATTACTTGTTGAAATAAAAATTAATATGTCATTAGGCATAGTTTTTGGGTCACTAAAAATGTTGGTTTTGCTTTCAGTTTTAGAAAATAACATACCTCTTTTGTTAAATAAGCGCCCGGTTGGTTCTAAAGTATTACATATGTTATTAGTTGCATTGAAAATTTGCTGATCGTAACTTAGGTCTATGGAACCGCTAATGCTTTGTTTAATAATATTTTTTATGTTTGCGCAATCTGTTATATTGCTAGTGTTGTCTTTAACACCACTATAATTAAAATTTATATCATTATTATTGTAAAATGAACTTCCAGAGCAACAAGTGACATCATAAATACTTTGGTTAATACTGCTGTTTGCTAGCAAACCACGATCATTTTGTGATGCTATGTTGTCAAACATACATTGCGACTCCCATTGACAAAAAACATTAGATGTAATAATATTGCAAATATCTAATCTATATTTATTTACACTATTGGGGATTAGACTATAACTGTAACTTATATCATATATTGGAACACAGTTCCCAGAGTCTGGTTTCATTGTGCAATTAGAACAATCTTTGTTATTATTAGCTAGGTTTTCTCTCCTTTTATTTTCACTAGTTGTCACAAATAATACATAACTAGATGACACTACTATAAATAGTAAGAGCGCCATTTTAAATAAATTTCTATATTTATTACTAATTTTCATAATAATATTAATATATATTAGTATATACTAATATTATTTATAAAATTTTTATAAACTATAAACTATAAACTATAATCTTATTTAAATTTTTATTCTAAATAAAATATTTAAATAAGATTTTATAAGATTTTACTTTTATAGTCTTTTACTTTTATACTCTTTTACTTTTATATGTTCTATGTTTTTTATATTTTTTACTATATTTTCTATGTGCTTTTATAGTTGTTTTATGTTTCTTATGTGATGTTTTTACTTTTTTAAAATGTGCAATCTTTCTAGTATAATTACTTAGTAACGATTTTTTATTTTTCTTGGTTCCTCCTCTACTACGTGGTCTTTTACTATATCTACTATCTTCTGGTACAGGAGGCGGTCGTTCATAAGTTGAAGGCAGCGAATCCATAAAAGCTTGAAGTTCTTCAGCCTTATCTATAGATGCGCGTATCGAATATATAGAGTCTAAATAAGTTCTCATATGCTTTTCTAATTCACTATTACGTTTAGCTTGACTACGTCCAGACACAGCAAACCTAATATATGGGTCTATTACTTCTCTGGTTATATCCGGTATAAGCATTATTGGTCTTAAATAGCGGTTATAAGGTTTCTTATAATCTAAAAGGTAATCACCGGTTAAAAATTTATACATAATATCCAGATTACGTAATAGTTCAATAGTGAGAACACAATTTAAGTCATCACCTGAACCTCTATTATGTGCAGTTAATATATATATATTAGCAGCATGAAATACATATTTTAAACTATCTGTGAAGCTATTAAATCTGCGTGTATCTGTATTAAAATTTTGAATAGATAGTATAATTACATTACATCCAAATTCACTGCTAATTTCCATTAACATATCAAAGAGTTTCTCATAATTTGCAGCAGCAGCACTAAGTGCATTTGCAAAATCTACAACTAAAACGCGAGGTTCTTTCATATACCTTTTCCGTCTATTCATATTATTATCCAATAGCCAAGTATGTATTTCTTTTCGTATTTTAAATATTTGATCAAAAAAATAATCAGTACATCTTAAATCATAATCTTTAGAAATAGAGGCTGCTATTTTTTTATCAATTACTTCTTTAGGAGGATCCCATACTATTTCAGAAGCTGTAATTTTTACATCTTCATCTTCACCGTTGTATTCTATCATTGTATTCAAAGCAACTTTTAATGAATTAAATGTTTGTGGTTCTCTAGTGAGTTCGGAATGCGGTCTTTGCTGTAAATCTCCAGATAAATAAATCGCCACATCTTGAGGTCGTGGTTGTTTAGTATAAGATGGTGCTCTTTTGAATAGTCTTATACATGGTCCCAGTGTTCCTGATGGTCCCGATGTTCCTGATGGTCCCGATGTTCCTGGTGTTCCTGATGTTCCTGGTGTTCCTGATGTTCCTGGTGTTCCTGATGTTCCTGGTGTTCCTGATGTTCCTTCTCCTTCTACAACTGGTAATAATATATCAGATGAACTTCTTTTAATTGTTGGTATTCCTCTACTTCCTTCTACTTCTTCTTCTAGTTTTTCTTCTTCTAGTTTTTCTTCTTCTAGTTTTCCTACATCTCTTTTCATCACTTTATTTATATATATAATATTATAATATTATAATAAATGTGAATTATATTGATTATTAACAATAATAAATTTGGTATTAAGCGCCAATTCTTCTAAATTAGCGCTATTTGTATAAGTGCATGCACTTCTTAATCCTCCTAAATAGTTTTCAATAGTATTTTTTAACGCACCTTTATAAGCAACTTTGAGTTCTCGCCCTTCAGAGCTCCTATAATCACTATTATTATTTGCTGCATAATTATTTTTCATTGCATAAGTCGAGCTCATACCATAAAACAGTTTATGCTTAGCTCCCGTTTTTTCATCGCAAACAATTTGTCCCGGATTTTCATCGTGTCCTGCAAATGCTCCGCCAATCATTACAAAATCAGCACCAGCTCCAAATGCTTTTGCTAAATCACCCGGACAAGTAATACCACCATCACTCAAAATAAAAGACTTGTTATATTTATCTTGATCATATTCATAGTATATGTCAAAATTAATGCGATTATACTCTTTACACTCTTGTACGCATTCTAAAATACAGCTAAGCTGTGGCATCCCTATTCCTGTTTGAATTCGAGTGGTGCACGCACTCCCTCCACCTATACCAACTTTAACAATGTCAATTTCTAATGCATTTAATAACTCTACTCCCTCGCTTGTGCATACATTACCCGCTATAATAATCTTTTCAGGATACTCAGCCCTTAATGTTTTACAAAAATCATTAAATTTAGAAATGTAACCATTTGCTATATCAACACAAATGAATTTACACTCGAAATTATCTAAAATAAATGTTAAATTGTTATAATCGTCATCACCTATTCCCGTTGAAATCATAAAATAATCAGGATTTAGCTTAGACTCACTATTTTCTTTATTATAATCTAGCAAATCTTGTAATTTATGAAATTTATGAAGAGCAGTAATAATTTTATAAGTGCTTAATACTTTATATAATTCCAATGTTCCAATAGTTGTCATATTTGCAGCAATAATAGGTATTCCCGTCCACGTTACCCCATTTTGAAAAACAATTGTTCTTTCCAAAACAACATCTTTTCTACTGTTTAATTTCGATTTTTTAGGAAGAATTAATACATCTCTAAAATCGAGATATTTATCCATACTATCAAATTTATACATATAAATATTATCACCCATGATAATGCTATTTATTTACTAACTATTTAATTTGAATTGTGTTTAAATGTTTTCTAAATATTATAATATGTTATAATAATATAACATATTAAATTATGACTTTATCTGATTTTCCAATATATTCAGGCGATTCTATATTTGGTAAGTTAAAAAAAACACAAGGAACGTGTCCTGCAAAAACAGATATATGTAATAACTTTGCAAACAGTAATTATGTTATAGATGGTACTGTATTACTTCCTAAATGTAATGCTGCTACATTTCGTTTTACAGAAAATAAGGAGGAGTCTCCAAATGGTTGTTGTGTTGTTGATACCTCGAATGACACGTGCGATAGTATGTTAGAAGCTAAAGGCATTACAAATATTGCAGGAAAATATTATGATATAGGCATAGATATAACAGACGCAAGTGGAGAAAATCAGCGCTCAATATGTCATTCGGCACCAATTAGAAAAAGAACTTTAGTAATAACCGATTTTATTACTATAATTATTGCTAGTGCTGTTATATTAATTCTAACTGCAATTGTTGGTGGGTGTTACGAATTCATCTTAAAATATGGCGAATGCAAAGACTGTATTTATTATAAATCAACTTGTGCAAATAGGAAAAGATTGAGCGTTATTGACTATATGTTTCCTAGTGTAGTATGTAATTATCCATATCAAGAATGTAATAAAGGCACAGGAACAACCACATTAACCGGTGGCGGACCAGAAAGGAGCGGTTTTATAAGTACATACGCAGAATATACTGCAAATGGAACAAAATGTATAACTTTACACGAGGTTGAAAGCAAACAAACAAAACCTTTTCCGTATAATTTACTAGATTATACTAATGACAGTATTAAGTTAGAATTAATAAGAATACCAATTAGAGCTTTTGCACTATTTTTTCTTTATACGGCACTTTTTACTAGACAAATTCTTTCCTATATATTGAAAAAATGTTCTATAAAATATCAAGAAGTTGTAAAACATAATGCACTGCTAAGCAATATTATGTTTCTGTTTTTAACAGGAATATTGTTCAATATTATTGCTAAATATACAGGTATATCAGGATTACATGGAGCAAATGGTTACATATTATATTTTCTAATAATGGTATCATCAATTATGTTTTCTTTAAGTTGTGCGGCTGCAATATTTGTATTATGGTGGTATCCTTCGCTAGTATTTGAAAAATACTATATACAATGCAATATTCCTCGTAATTATTATAAAATGGTCAATATTAGAAAAATGTTTTATTCTCTCACCGATAAAAAGCGACCATTAGGTAAAAGAATATTATTCATAATAATTGACATATTATTAATACTTCCATTAATAATTATTGCAATGTTATCACTAGCTTTTGGCGTGTTCGGTTCTGCTAGCGCATTTATTTATTTGGTACTATCATTAATATTTAATATGTTTTATATACCATTATCTAATACAGTAGAATTTTTAGATATTATTAAAAGTCACGGCAATTTATTAACAATATTATTTTGTGTAACAGTATTAGTCGCATCCATTAATAAAATGAATTCTGTAACAACTGGAATATTAGGCGGATTAATGGCTTTTATTATTTTATATACCTTAATTAGAAAATCAAAATAAATTAAATTTAATATATTAAATAATAATATAAATATAAATCGTTAATCATATAATTATATTATAAAAATGGGAAAGAAAAAATCAGGAGATAAAAAAGAATTACCATTTGTAAGCATATGTACTCCTACATTTAATAGGCGTCCTTTTTGGGAGTATACTATTAAATGTTTTATGCATCAAAACTATCCAAAAGATAAAATGGAGTGGATTATTATTGATGATGGAACAGATAAAATAAAGGACCTAGTAGAAGGTATTCCGCAAGTGAAATATTATGACTATGACGGAAAAATGCCTTTAGGTAAAAAAAGAAATATTATGCATGATAAGTCTAAAGGCGATATAATCGTATATATGGATGATGATGATTATTATCCTCCTGAGCGTGTTTCTCACGCTGTAAATATGTTAATGACTCATCCTTCTGCGCTATGCGCCGGTGCTAGTGAAATATATATTTGGTTCAAGCATATTCAAAAAATGTATCAATTTGGTCCTTATGGACCAAATCATGCAACGGCTGGGACATTTGCTTTTAAGCGTGAATTATTAAAAGACCACAGATATGAAGACCACGCTGCTTTAGCAGAAGAAAAAGCATTTTTGAAGAATTACAGTGTTCCTTTTGTTCAATTAGAGCCGAAGAAAACCATTTTAGTATTTTCGCATATTCACAATACATTTGATAAGAAAAAATTATTAGAGCAAGGAGAAAACGAGTATCAAAAAACATCACCAAGAACCGTAGATGAATTTGTTAAAGACGTTACTATGCGGCATTTTTATATGGAGAAAATAGATGGACTATTACAAAATTATCAACCAGGTGACCCGTCAAATAAGCCTGATGTATTAAAGCAAATTAAAGAAATTGAGGAAGAACGTAAAAGTATGTCAATGCAGCAAAACGGCGGACAGGGTCAAATTGTGTTAAATCAAAACGGGCAACAAATAGTGTTAAACAATGAGCAAATAGTTCAAATAATTCAAAAGCAACAAGAACAGTTACAGCATTTTGCAAAAATTTTAGAAGATAAAGATAAGATTATTAGTGGTTTAGAGTCGCAATTAGAAGTTTATAAAATTATGAATGAAAAGAATAATTCAATTATTCAACTATTACAAAAAAACCAATAACTAATTAATACAATAGTTATATTATATAATATAATATATAATATAATATTAATGTTTTTATCAAGCATTTGTGCCCCTGCTTTAATATATATAGGATTTTCATTAATTCAAATATTTATAGATATTTATAGCAATAAAATTAATGAGGCTTTTTTAAAATTTATATTTATGCTAATATTTACATTAATAATCAATATATTGTGCGATCTAGGATTTGTTGTTATTGCTTGGATTATTGTGTTTATACCTATTATTATGATGACAATTATATCTACGCTATTATTACAAGTATTTGGTCTTGACCCTAAATCTAAAGATTTAAGATCCAAGATACGTAATGCTAGCGATAGCTCAAATAATGACATTGAATTAAAAGGTTCGGAGCTATTAAATCAGCAAAAATATGCCTACGAATACGATCACTATAAAAACGAAGAGCGAATAGATAGAGATAAATTACGTCATAAGCTATACGATAATATTGACGAAGTATATAAATTGCCTTTAAATTCTGACTCTGTGTATGACTTATCTAATAATCCTGCAAAATACTTTATTGTTGATAAAGTATTAAACTATTTTAGCGAATTTTCATTTGCTAAGCAACTAGTTAATTCTCAATTATATCATACAATCTTTGCAAAAAGTTTAGCTCAAGATAATATATTATACAATGATTATATTAGCTCTAGACCAAGTTCTATAAATTATGCTTTACCAACAGTTAGTATAGCTGGAATAACTAGTGCTACAACTACTAATCCTAATAATCCCAATAAATATAAAAGCTATTCTGCCAAATATGATAATGAATATAAAGTAGATGGTTATGACTTATTTAAGCGCAATAAATACGAAAGTGTTAAACGCGATTTAGAAGCTAAAGACCCGCAAGTTACTTCTATTAAAATAAATACTGCATTAGAAACAATGTGGAATAAGTTGTCAGCTGCCGAACAAAATGCATGGAATAACTCTAGCGATGCTGGAAAAACAACTGATTATAAACTGAAATATGATGACACAGATTTAACAAGTTACGATACACATAAAGCAGAAAATATTATATCATCATTAAGTAAATATGCAGATGATAGGCCGTGTCCTATAAATGAAACACCTTTAACATATAAATCAAAAACAGGACTAGTTTGTTATGAAATTTGTCCTCCTGGAAAAATAAGAAATACTGCAGGAGTTTGCGCACCTGTAAATAAATACTACTAACTAATCATTTTATTAAAATATATTAAAATATATTAAAATATATTAAAAATAAGAATATATTAAAAATAAGAATTTTATTATTAATATATTTATGAATATGGTAAATACTAGCTGTATTAGCTACATATTACCTTACAATGATTTTGATTTTAATTTTAAATTTAATCTTGATTTTGGTTTTGAATATAATAGTGAATGGGTCTTTATTATTTTTTTTATTATTTTTCTATTATTAGTTTAATTAAAACATTTTAAAAACATATTATTTATAATTAATATACTTATGAATAAACTGAATAATGATTGGAGTTGTTGGATACATTATCAAAATGATAATGAATGGACTCTCGAAAGTTATAAACACATTGCCAAATTTTCTTATTTAAAAGAAATAACATTATTTATTGAAAATTTGCACGAGTCTATTATTAAAAAAACAATGGTCTTTTTTATGAAAGACGCCATACTACCTTTATGGGAAACAGAAGACAATATTGAGGGTGGGTGTTTTTCATATAAAATAAGCAATAATAATATTGTTGCTATTTTTAAAATTTTATTATATAAGATTGTGGGTAATACTTTAATTGATGATGAAAATATAAACACTAATATAAATGGAATATCTATTAGTCCTAAGAAGAATTTCTGTATAATAAAAATATGGATGAAACAAAAGGATTGTTTTGACAATTTTGACACTTCATCTAATAAAGACCCATTTTCTATTCATAGTATATTTGCCATTGAAGAACAAATTTGCGTATTTAAGCAGCATAAATAGCTAGGCTATTAATTACTTAACTAATTATTGGAACTAGGCAATGATGATAAGCACATCTTAATTTCGCCTAGTGAAGCAACATTATATTTTACAATAAGAGGCCTATTATTTTCCAAATAAATTTCTATTTGATTACATAGATTTGTGCATTTAATAAAGTATAGTAGATTTTTGAGAGAATATTCGCCTTGTATAATTTTATTATGTTGCTTGTTTAATATTTGCATATTAGCGTTGTTTTCACTTCTTCTAATTTCAGCTTTAGCAAATTGTCCAGAGCATTTAAATATTAATTCGTCTTCGACCGATTTTATTTCTATTTTTTCTGAAATATTTGCTAAATCTCTAATTATTTTTTGGAAGTCGTTTGAAGGCATATTAATAACAGATGAAAATTTTACATCTGGTATTTCTAATTCATCTTGTTCTGGTTCTATTAGCTTTAACTTTTGAATTTTTGATTGTTTTATTGTTCCATTTTCAAATTTTAATCCTAACTCAGTTACAATGCCTTCATTGTAATCATCATTTTCAATATAAATAGTTAATGTGTCATCGTTATCTATTGTTGTAATTAATTTGAATAAATGGAGAATATTAACACCAACTATTATTTTTTCTTCTTTACATTCAAAAAATTCAAAATTTTCCGCTTTTAAAAACAAATGCACCAAAATTGTGTGCGTCTTATCCATATTGATTATTTTTATTCCTTGTTTTGTAAATACTATGTTTGTTTCCAATAAAATATCTTTCAATGCTGCCATTAATATGCGAAATGGAGCAATTTGAACGGTTTTTATTGTTAATTTATTATTATTATTACTAACGTATTCGTTTGATAACATATATTTTATTTAGTTTAAAAACTGATTAAATCTTTAAGTAAAAATTTAAAATATAATATATTGGTTGTATTATTATTATTTATAAGTATTATTTATAAGTAATAATTAATTTAGTTATAAATAAATTCTTTATGTTGTTTC